CAATGACCATGGCGTGTAAGAACTCGCCTTGGTATCGCTCATGATTAACAGTGTATTCCCTTCTTACCCACGCCTTGAAGTGCGGGATGTTGCTTTGGAGGTATGGCATTGTTTTTGTATCGTCCCCTTTTAGTTTATCCCCACTTAGATTCCCACTTGGTGCCCATGCCCTTCTTTCTAGCGGAGCCCCCTTTGGAAGAACGCTTCTTGACCATGCCGCCGCCCTTAAATCCACGCTCAAGTCGCTTTTCATTTCTCCTGATTTGAGCCTCCCTCTTGGCTGCAGGGGTCTGCTTGTTGAGTCTAAACGCTCTCATATCTGCCTCAACCAGTTTTTTCTCCTTTTCAGTTTTAGCGCCTCTCATTAAATCTTTTTCTAATTCTTTTCTAGCCTCATTTACAGCAGTTTTGCCATGTTTCTTTTCTGCCTTTCTAGCGCCTAGTCTCATTAAATCTTTTAAAACATCGGCAACCAAAGCGCCTCTGCTGAACCCAGGGACTCCGCGACCTTTCAAAACATCCTTCCTTGTGACCTTTCCGTCACCCGTTAAGTCGGGGAATTTTCCGCGAGATTGAGTTTTGCTTTGGACAGCACCGCCCAGTTTTTTCTTTATCGGACTAACTTTTGCTGTCCTAAATGCTTTCTCCAGTCCTCCAGCTTCTTCAATAGCGCCATCAACATCAAACTCCTCAAACATCTCTTTTGCTCTGTTTTTTGCTTGAGTTTGATTTTTTGATTTTTCAATGTAATCAAAAGCGTTATTTATTGAAACTGTTGGAGAATCACCGCCTCGTTTCTTAATATCAGCAATCTCAGCAGCATCAGGATAAGACATTGAATCTTTGTACTGCTGGCGTAAGTCTGATTTAAACTTAGCGGCTAACTTTATAGCGCGCCTAACTAACTCTTTCTTGCTCATTACTTCAACGCTTTTCCATGTCCACGGAGGGCAGCACCGACACCACGGGGCTTTGTCTTGGCGGCAGAGGCCAGACCGCCTTTGTTATGCTTGACTGGCTTCTTTTTGCTTAATGCTTGAGAAATCTCTTCTGTTGTAGGATTTAATCTTTTAAACAGCGCCCCTTTACCAGTTTTGTATTCCTGTAAGGCTTCTTTAGTAAATAGACCGCTTTTCCCTTTTTTAAATTCTGACTTAATTCTTTCTCTAAGCGCTGGATCGTTATCAATTCTTGATAAAAGCTTTGATAAAGTATCATTTGAACTAGAATCTTTGTCAGTCTTTTTAGATCTTGAACTTTTGTATTTAAAATCAGAAGCAGGCAAGTCTTTAACAGAATCTTTAAACTGTTGAAGACCTTTTAGAACCCCTTTTAGCTTCTTGCTCATTACTTCAACGCTTTGCCGTAACCACGGAGGGCAGCGCCCACACCACGGGGCTTGCCTCTAACAGAACCACCCTTGGCATAGCCCTTCTTGGTCATGCCACCTTTGGCATAGCCTTTCTTTTTCATCATGCCGCCACGATTCATCAATGGCTTCTTATTACGTGACTTTAAGCCTTGCAAAAATCTTTCTTTCATACCTTCTTTAGGAACTCGTCCGCCTCGGCTGGAGCCAACTCTATCTTTCGATATCGTTATCTCTGCAAGCCTTGCTTCTTCTGCACGCTTACGTCTTTCCTCCTTTTGTTTTTCCTTTGCCTGTCTTGCTTTTAAAGATTTAGCTGTCGGCCTCTTTTTGTTTGGCACTTTCTTTTTGTTGTTTTTACGAATCCTCTCTATCTCAGCCATCTGAGCCTCAACACGCTTCGCATGTCTTTTGGCCCCTATGGACTTCTCACTAGGTTCCTCCGTGGCAGAGCCACCTTGGTCAAATTTCTTGACCATTATGCCGCCACCGGCTTTTTTATCCCTGAACCGCTCTCCAGCAGTTTTCTTGTTACCAGAGGCCTTCTTATCGTCCTTATCTTTCCTTCCCGGTCTAGACTTGCCCGGCAGGAAATCAATTGCTCCTCGCTTGCCGCCAAACTTGCCATCTTCGCCCAACAAGAACTTGCGTAATCCTTTAGCTTTCTTCTCCGGCTTCTTGTCGCTTTTTTTCTCTTCCTTCAGCTTGGTGGTGTACTTCTTATCATTCCAAGTAAAGGTTTTTTGCTTCTTTTCATTTCTGTAATAATCAAACGCCTCAGCAAAAGGGACGCCGCCTCTACTAACACCTACGTTGTACTTAATTTTCTTGTCATCTTTCTTTTCTTCTGTCTTCCCTTCTGTCTTCCCTGAGCCAGAAAGGGCTACCCCCGTGCCACCCGCCGCTGCGGCTCCGCCCGCAATTCTTGTCGTCCCACGTCTAGTAGCTGCGCCTCTTTGTGACCTAGTCGCAGCCCTAGAGCCTTGTCCCCTTTGTCGTACTCCATACCCTCTGCCAACGGCGCGAGTGCTTGTGCCTGGGGCAATTGTTGTTTCAGATTTGCCCCCTACTGATCCCACTCTTGTCGCAGTGCCTCTTGCAACATCTTTTCCCGCGTCCAAAAGTCTTCTAATTCTACTCATGGTAAAAAAGGCTCCCTGAGATGTCCTGTTCCGTAAAACAACTTAATTAATAATATGCACGCTTGGCACGATAAAAATCTTCCTCCACCTCATCAGAGTGGAGATTGATAAAGTTACCCTGTCTAAACCTTAATATAGCTTGCGTTGTTGTGTCCACATAATCATCGTTTGCCGCAAAGGGAAACGCCGCACACTCCTCAATCACCTCGTCTGCAAACATCCTATCGGGTGCCCAGACCATCCCCGCCTCAAAAACAGGGCTCACTGCATGTACACGGGTCATCTTGTCGTTGCCTCGACTCGGACGATAGTTCACCACCGGAATCCCCATCGCCCTCAACTCATGCGTCAAGGGCGTTCCGCTCGCTTGCGCCTCAATCAGGACCATGTCAGGGCGGTATTCATTGTATTGCTCTTGGGCAATCACCTTCAGATCCGTGAAATCCCACCTACCACGCTGGGCATCTAGCAAAATAATCGCATCACTCTGGCCATCACCAGGGCTAAATATCCCCCATGTCGTAATCGCACTGTAATCCGCCGTCTCCTTCTTAGAAAACGCCGTATCGTAGCTCTGAATCACATAACTACAGCTGGGTGGCTCCTCTTGCTCCCACAATTGCCACCAATCTCGCTTAATAATCGCCCCTTCTTCCGATGTGGGGTCTTGCTGGTACTGTGCATTCCACTTAGAAACAGGAATAGACGCCTTAACACTGTCCAATTCCTCCTTCTTCCAGAACTCAGGCCACAATACCTCCTCGGTATCCTCAAAAATGGCCGGTAACTCAATAACCTCCCACTGATCTGAGTTCATTTCTGTCTGTCGGTCCAATAACCGGCCCGTTAAATCCATCGTGGACCAACGGGTCATGACAATAACGATCGATCCTCCTGGCTGTAACCGCTGTCTCGGACCCGATGTGTACCACTCATAACAAGAATCCAGCAGATTCATGCTCATCGCGTCTTGCTCAGAGTGCGGATCATCAATAATCAACAAATCTGCGCCACGGCCCGCTATCGCACCCCCTACACCTGCAGCAAAATACTCCCCACCCGTCGATGTCTGCCACTTTCCCGCACTCTTGGAGTCTGCCGCCAAGTTTACGTCTGGAAAAATTTTGGCATATTCCTCCGTGTCCATAAGGTTCCGAACCTTTCGGCCAAAATTTATGGATAAATCTGCAGTGTGGGTGGTCTGCATAATTTTGAGGTCGGGCTGGAGTCCCATCATCCAACTAGGGAAGTAGATCGAGGCAAACTCACTCTTCGTATGACGGGGCGGCATGTTGATAATTAACCGCTTCAACTCCCCCTTCGCTACCGCCGTCAACCTCTTCGAGATAACGCGGTGATGCTCACCCTCAATAAATCCGGGCCAGATGTAGCGAATGTACTCCATGAAGGAGTCCCGGCAGGCATCCTGTTTGTTCAAAAAATCCAGCCTGTCCTGAAGCTGAAGGATCTCCTTCATTTCGCTTTCAGCTAAATGGCCTAAATTGATCAAATCTTTTTTTCACAGGATTGTGCGTGGTGAATGATATTTATATAGCGCACGCATGTCTACATTCGTTTTAGGGGGGGTGCCCCCTCCCCCACCCCCCTTATAAAATTTTTCGATTTTTTTGCAAGGGAACCTAATTTTCTCCCCCTGGCAGAATCGTTAGGGAGCGCCCCTTTGTTGAGATGTTGGGAGCGCGACTTTGTAATGTTGTTGGCGATCGCCCCCTTGTTGTGTTGTTGGTTGATATTCAGGATTGGGGTATTGCTATCTGTTGTTGTACAAAATTTGTACAGAAAATAATTCCTGCTTATACTTGCAAAATGTATTCAGATCTATATGATGGGAGACATCCCATCACAAGACGGGATATATTTTTAAATACAGCAACAGGTAATAAAATATGGAAGTAGAAATCTTAGAACACAGCATCATCGGTTACAAAACCGAAGATGGCTTTAGTTTTTATTTCAATCAGTTTGGTGAATTGACAGACGGGGACATTACTTTCGAGTCTCTCGAACAGTTAACCGCTGCCCGAATTGGACTAATACTTAATCCAATTTTTCCACCTAACTGGGAGAATGAATAATGAACAACGAGCTATTTGAAATGAAAACCAGGAAGGTGCAGGTCCCTGTATTAAAGGACGGCGTCGAATTAGCCGATCTCAACCTGAAGCAGTTGGACAAGCTACGGCATGCGCTATCAAGCGCGGCGCGTCAAACAGACGCGGCCAAGCTAAGCACAACGATAAATGCAGCATTTGAGAAAAGAGTGAAAGAGTTTAAGGCCGAAATCAAGCGCGGCATTCTCGAAGCCATCGAGCGCGGAGAGACGCCCGACATGTCAGGCAAGAAAAGGCTCGAGCGGTATCTGGTGCAATTCAACCTGACTCACAAAAAAGCCAGCATCGCGGCAAGTCTTAAAATCTAATCACACGGGGGGCTTCGGCCCCCCATCACCCAAAGCATAGGGAGTATCAATATGGGAATGGACGTTTATGGATTGGCACCAGCCAACACATGCGGGGAGTATTTCCGAAACAACGTGTGGTCTTGGCGGCCACTGTGGGATTTCGTGGGCGAGTCGTGTGATCTCACACTAGAGATGAAGCGATCTGGTCATTTCAACGATGGCTTGCAGATAGATGAGCTCACGGCGCGACGTATCGCCAAGACGCTGTTTTCTTTACTGCACGATGGCACCGTTGCGACTTACCAGAGAAAACGTGATGCATTGCTCGAGGCTATGCCTGATGAAGAATGCAAACACTGCAATGGTACGGGTGTCAGAGATGATGAATATGTGCAGGGTAAATGCAATGGATGTAATGGCACGGGTAAGGTCAGACCATTTGAAACGTATTACCCTTTCAGTGCAGAAAATGTTTCAGAGTTTGCACACTTTTGCGACAAGTCAGGCGGGTTTGAAATCTGTTAATCAATCGGGGCCTTCGGGCCCCATCACCCAAAGCATAGGATAGTAAGCATGAAAAAGTACAAATACCGAAAGATCAAGAAATCACTTCTGCTCATAGGCGCACTAGTGGGGAAAGTATACATAGCTATATGCGTTATGGTCGCCGGCGTATTTTTCGCATGGCATTCATTCAATCCCGAATCGATCGATGATCTGCGGATGGGAGCACTACTGATAAAATTCATGGCTGTTGGCTTTATCGTAACGTCTATCGGCATGACGCTGGTGGCAGTTCGCGAAGCGATCGAAGATTCACAATACATTTAGGAGAATGATAATGACGATAATCGTAACCATTGAGCTACCCGTAGACCCCGACAAAGTTACATCTGTTGATGTCATTAACCGCATCAAAGAACTGATCGAGACCGACTCACTCTACTTCAGATGGGAGAAAGATGAGGTTCCAAGCGAGAGCATGTGGAGTGATTGGAACGAGACATTAAGCGGAGCAGTGAGCAAATGGGAGGACAAGAAATGGGAGGACCGCCACGAATGATATCCCCCGAAGAGGATGAACTAAACGGATGGTTGCCTGACAGGGAATACTCCCTGTCAGAAGCCATGATACTTTCGATCGTGCTGCTATCGCTGGCGATCCTACTGGGACAGAACTCATGACCAGGAACGCGGATCGACTCGAGCAACTAACGATCGAGCTCCACCAACTAGACCGAGAGATTCAGGACAGGCTATCGTCTGTCCAATTTCGGCCAGAAACCGAAACTCAAGCATTCCTCGAGAACCTCGAGCCCTTGGCGAATATCAGCGCCATCATAGCCGACCACCTGGACATACTCCGCGCCGAGCTCGAGGCCGCACGCTCTAATATATAAACGCAAGGCCGCAAGCCAAAGGCAACAGGCCGCAAGCATAAAGCCGCAAGGACGCGGCCAAAAAATCTATCCCTCTAAATATGCGAGCACACGGCCCAAAAATGTGCTATTCTCGATACTCCAAAGCATTAACAGGTTGAACTATGAAAGTCTCCGAAGCACGGGCCGCTGTTGGTGGCCTATCTCAAACTAGCAAGATGCCGTGTAGGTCATGGGGCATTAGCGCCACGAAATGCAAGACGGGCAGCAAGCTAGCCAAGAAAGAGGGCACCGTCTGCCATGACTGCTATGCACTCAAAGGTGCCTACGTGTGGCCATCTGTACGAAAAGCACACGAACGTCGGCTATCACTTATCAATACGAGCGGATGGGTGGACAACATGGTCGCGGCAATCAATGGTGATGAATACTTTCGCTGGTTTGATAGCGGCGATATACAAGATGACAACCACCTAGCGGACATCGTGCGCGTAGCAATCGCCACGCCTGACACGAAGCACTGGTTACCCACCAAAGAATATTTAATCGTCGCACGGTACATGCGGAAGCATGGCAAGTTCCCTAAGAATCTCACCGTTCGCGTGTCATCACCGAACATTGACCAAGCACCGATCGAACACTACCAGCACACAAGCACGGTCCACACTAATCAACCATTCGGGCGCGAGTGCATCGCACACAAGCAAGACAACGAATGCAAAGATTGCCGAGCATGCTGGAACCCACGAATCAAAAACATCAGCTATCGTTACCACTAGGAGAGAATGAACATGGAAAAAGAATGGCAAATACCAGACCACATTAAAGAGCACAGCATTATCGGCTACCAAACTGAGGACGGCTACAGGTTTTATTTCAACCAGTTTGGTGAACTAACAACCGGTGACCTTACTTTTGAGTCATACCAAGAATTGCTCGAAACAGGAATAGAGCATGACCCAATTTTTGCCCCGCTCTATCCCTGAACTATGACTATTACGGCAACGACAAATATCACTAGGAGATAAGTAATGATTTCATTAACAGTAGAAAACGCACGCGAGCTGCTCGAGGCAGGGGAAGTTTACCGTCTTGGATATAACTGCGCGAATTGTGGCGAGATGTTTCTGTGCTTCGATAGAATCGCCCAATGCCCACAGTCACTGAAAGATTTAGAACGCATTGAGGATGAGTACAAAAACAATCCGAAAGAACACCATTCGCCTGTAATGCTCGCACAGTTTCGGAAGGATTTAGCAGGCGATAAGTTGTTTGGTTTTTGGGGGTTCACGATTGATGAACTCACGGATGCTGTTGGCAACAACCACAATGGGTACTGTGCCTATGAGTTTGACGGCAAGTTCTGCAGTGGCAGTGGTGCAGAGCCATTGTGGATTCTAGAAGATGGCGAGACGTGCGAGGATATCCGCGAGGATGACGTTGACTACAACAGCGGCCCCTTCGATGATGAGGATGAGTGGGAGTAATGAAAACATACAAAGTTACAGTAGATATCAGACAGAGCCACACATACGAGGTGAAAGCCAACAGCGAAGAAGAGGCCCGAGAAAAAATGGATGATGCGCTTTTAATCGACCCGAAAAAGCCAGTGGCCTGGGATACTGAAGAGCCAATATCTGGAGTCAGCTACGGCGACAATGAAGTCTGGGAGCAAGAAACTTGGCAACATGTTCAGGAACTGGAGGAGGGGGAGTAATCCCCCCCCCTGGGGACAAGCGATTCAAAACCCAACCCCACCCCAACCTCCGCGATCCGCGGATCATCATAGGCCGCAAGGCCGCAAGTTCACGCTGGGCCGCAAGGCCGCAAGCTTTATATATAAGATCAAGGCCGCAAGCTTATATATAAGATCAAGGCCGCAAGCTATCAGGCGCACCCAGATCCCCGCTAAAGGCCGCAAGCCGCACCCACCCCTTGGTATGGGGCGGGGAGAGAAAGTCTATAGGAAGGGACTGAGAGAGGGGGTGGGGCAGATTCCACCCTACAAATACCCACCGACAGGCAGGTTTTAAATAACCGAAATTAAATCCTTGAACTTGATACTCCATTGCAAGTATCATCATCACTCAACTCAAAGCAACGTAGGAAGAAGCATGAAAAAAGTAATTAGTGGAAAGATCTACGACACGCGCACGGCGACGTTCATACACGAAGATTGGAACGGCCTCAGCCCTAAAGACTTCAGCTATTGCCGTGAGCAACTGTACCGTAAGCGGACGGGGGAGTTTTTTGTCCACGGGGATGGTGGCGCGTCCACTCGCTGGCGCACTAGACACGGCAATGCTTACTACGATGGAGCGGGTATACGACCATTGGCCAATCAGCAAGCCTTGAAGTGGGCAGAGAACCACGGCATGGACGCCGATGAAATAATAGAGGTGTTCGATATCTCAGAGGAGGTGAGCAAATGACACTATCCAAAAGTTCACCCATCAGTCTGAAGAGCGTGAAGTATTCAGTATGGGCATCGGAGGAAACACACGCCTTTGAAGCCACCGTCTACCTAGATGGCGAGAAAGCCATGAAGGTCACCAACGATGGCAAAGGTGGCGCTAATCATTACTACGGCATGCATGGCCAGAGTCGGCCATCATTCAATCGCATGTACCAAGCATGCAAAGAAAGCGCCTTGGAGTTCGTGACCAGCAAGAGCAACGTATTTTTCCCTCACCTAACGGATGAGCAGTTCAAGTCGGTATGGTCAAACGCTGATGCAATTACTGATGACACGTCTGCTTTCATGTGGTCCGACACTGAACTCCTAGATTTCTTGATCGTCCACCTATTGAACGAGCATCTAAATCTCAAAGAAATGAAGCGCCAACTGAAAGCGAAGGTGACGTTCTTTGATAAGTCTGACGGATCAATCTACACAATCAAGGTGAAGCCCACTGAAGAGAACCTCACTTTCTACAAGCGAGTGCATGAGAAAGAGAGCGAAGAAAAAGAATGGGTCTGGATGAATGATCTACCAGAGGACAATGCATTTCTGTACTGGAGAATGGCCAATGCGTAGGTTTGAAGTAACCGTCAGCAAGACCATCCGTGAGCGTTACAGCATTCTCGCCCACAATGAACAAGAAGCTCAAGAGATTGCGATATTCGGAGACCTTGAGCCTTGCCTCATCGAATACCCAGTCCCAATCGTGGATACGGAGGAATCCGATGAAAGTCCTTGACCTATTCTCAGGCATTGGCGGGTTCTCATTGGGCCTTGAGTGGGCAGGAATGTCCACCATTGCCATGTGTGAGAAAGACCCTCACTGCAGAAAGATACTCGCCAAGCATTGGCCCGACTTACCTATTCACGAAGACATAAGGAACTTAGATGGACAAGAATTTGCAGGAACAATTGACGTTGTTTGCGGGGGATTCCCTTGCCAACCATTCTCAGTCGCAGGGGCCAGAAGAGGCAAGGACGATGACCGTCACCTCTGGCCTGAAATGCTTAGAGTCATCCAAGAGGTCAAGCCACGATGGGTTATTGGAGAGAATGTTTTTGGCTTCCTCAACATGGCACTCGACGACGTGCAATCTGACTTGGAAAGAGAACACTACGAAGTCAGGAAATTCGTACTTCCGGCTGTTGCCGTCGATGCCAAGCACAGAAGAGACAGAGTCTTCGTTATCGCCTACCGCGATCCCGCTTTGGCCGACACCCACAGTGAATGGCAACTACAACAAGCAAGGACTGAGCAAGAAGTCGGGGGATGGTCTAGCAACAGCGGTCAAAAAGATGGTGTGGGGGGTGTGGCCAACGCCAACGACAAGAGAATACAAGGGTGCACGAAGCCAAGAGGCCATGAGGAAATCGGGCAGGAATCCAATGACCAACACGTTGGCCGATGCAGTAGAGGCTCATTCAAATTATCAAACACCGAAAGGCAAGCTTGCTGGCTCCCTGAACCCGATGTGGGTCGAATGGCTCATGGGGTTTCCAATAGGGTGGACCGACTTAAAGGACTAGGTAACGCAGTAGTACCTCAATTGATACAAGCGATTGGGGAGATAGTCATCAAAGCAGATAGGGAGATATACAATGTTGAATCTTAGAATTCGTTTCGTTGATGGCAGGGAGGACTTGATCACTCCTTGCCCCATCAACTACGGCAACTACTGGTGCATGTTCAAACACCTATCAAAGTTGTTACGCGACAACTGCATCCACGAAGATGAGATCATAGACGCCAGTGTCACACCATCGACCTCACCCTTTGAGGCAGGGATGGTCCGCTTAAAGACTGATTCTCACAATGGATAATCCCAAGAGACGGGGAGGTCTACGATCAAATTCCCACACCTTGCACACACTCAAAAAGGAGAGAAAATTTGCATGTGCTTGGTGTGGGAAGACCTACACTAACATACAAGCCCAATCGAGATTCTGTAGTCATGAGCACAAACTCAAGGAGTACAGAGCACGCAAGGCGCTTGCCTCCAGGGAACGGCTCACAGAATTAGCCCGCAAGGGCAAGCATTTCAGGCCGCATTTCCTCTACACCAAGCTCTCTTCATCAGGATCGAGATCACCCTCGAGGTCTTCCTCATCATGAAGCTCTTCACCTTGGCCCTCATCCTCTTCCTCTTCCTCTTGGAGGTGCTGATGTTCTTCAGCATCTTCAATAGCCGCATCCTCCTCATGCTCGACCGCAAGCACACGATCCTGCAATTCGGGCGCAAGTTGGTTCGTTTCAATAAGCTTCCGTAGCCTATCCTCTACCTCCGATCTGTCCATCTGATCAATGAACCCATGCTTGATCTCCTTCTTCTCAATCAGCAGCCCACCCAGCTTCGCTCTGCCCAACTCTGCTTGAACAGCAGCACTGTACTTCCCCTCCTCCACAGCAGCATCCCTAATCATCTGAAGATCTCGAGCAGACTTCTCAAACGAGATCTCGTACTTCTTCTGATACCCCTCCTGCAACTCCTTAATCGTTTCCTGCACATGCAGGAACTTTGTCTGGTTCAGCAGCACCGATGCTACTTGGGAAGGATGTGAATACCCTGCACGATGGGCGCACTCTGTATTCGTTAAATCATTGTGCACATACAACTGCACAAACTTCTGCTGCTTCTTGGTCAGTCTCCTTCTTCGATACTTGTTGGGCGCATATCGATTGGGCCGGAATAACATATCATCCCCAAGCTCGACCTCAATCGGTTCCCCGTACTCACCCGCATCACTCAAGTCACCTGACTCAATCAACTCACCCGCCTCACTCATACGTCTCACCTGGGATTCGTTTTCACCCTTTTCAGTGTGCCATTTAAAAAAATTTTTTCTTTTTTTCCAACCCCTCTAAGAGGGAAGAGGGAGGTCCCCAGTTGGGGAGAACTATGAAGAGTTCTCTCCCCCTCTTTAGAGGTGCACCTATGCACCTTTGCACCTACCTTATAAATCAAAGACTTACAGAGCGTAGGTGCAAGGTGCACGGTACTGCACGCTGCACCTATGCACCTACGTGCACCTACTTTATAAATCAATGACTTACCTCATTTCCAAGGGGGGTAGGTGCAAAACCGAAAACCCCCCTTGCACCTACGTTTTTCACCAAAAGTAGGTCGATACCGCTCCTAGATTTTACATTAACTTTCATCGCTAAGTGTTCCCAGCCTACCCTATCACCAACAACCGCTTCACATCCCATATCCAACTCTGATACACTGTCTTCACCCTGTTGCTTTGGGTGCCTCACCTGCCGAATCCCCAGCTATCGGCCACTTCCGGTAGCTACTAACCATCGGCGGTGAGGCTTTTAACTTTATCCCCCCTGCTTTTTCATTCCGTGCAAAAACAATCAATGGCGTTTTCCTCATCGGAATCACCAAACATATCTGTCTGCGTTGTCGCGATCATTTTCATCGTTGAGTAGTCAGGCTGATCGTTCCTAAAGGTGGAGCCAATCTTTTCCTCTTGCTCGATCCACCAGTCTGCGAGGCTAGGTTGCTGGCGAATGATCGACAGCTTCTTGTTGGGCCCCTTCAGGAAGCAGAGCGTGCAGTTACCAAGGTCAGTCACCCCGTTACGATTCGGTAACGTCAAATCAAAGTTCTGCTGCTTCCAAAAATCAGAAACAATCTCTTTGGTGACACCGTCCACGTACAAGGGGCACCAGCAATCGCCGCCCTCCCGCTTCTGGTTGTGCATTCTGACCGCCCTGCGTGGTTCATCAGCCCGTAGACCAATCAAGGTAGTGTGTTCTTTCAGCCCCTGGTCGATCAGATAGTCATTGATTCTGCGTATCTTCAGGTCAGCCGTGCAAAACCGTGCGACTGGGTTGGGAAGGTAATTTCTAGCGGTTATCAAATCCGCAAACGGCTTGCCATTTCTACTCGCCGTATCGTAACTGACCACCTTGTACCCATAGACGTACTTGTTCTCGCCGTCACCACCGATCCTAGCTGTTGCCTCCAGCCAAACAATATCAACGCCCCACTGCTCGCCGCAGTCCCTGACAAAATCCAGTGTCGCTGGATGCTCCATGCCGGTGTTTGCAAAGGTAACGACGGTCTCCTCAGGCAACACCCCATCGTGTGCTTCAAGCGTCTTGTACAGCATGTACGCAGACGTGCGGCCCCCTGAAAAACTAAGGCACGTAGCCCCCTTGGTGAAGTAAGGATTCATTCAGCCTCCCACGGTCTCTGCATTTCGTTTGATGCTAGATAGTGCCACACCGCTTTGCCTGGTTCTGCATGTGTCTTAACCACATTACCCATGTACTTTTGGACGTAGCTCACTGCCTTCATCGCAGCACGCTCACCACTGTTCATTTTTGCGGTGCCCAGGGCTTCCCGCGCCAACATCTCAAGCTCCTTCCTTTTGTAGAAGGTCGTACTGCTCATGGCTGAGGCCACCACTTGGGCAATCTTCACCTCATCTTCCTCAGACACCTCATGCTTTCGCTTGGGAGTCCACATGCTGCGCTTCCATATGCCCTCATCAAAGTCGAAAAACGCCATGTGTTCTTCAGGTTCTTGAGCATTACGCGCCTCATAGAACAGATTGACCTCAGGCTTCTCGCCACTGAGCTTGATGCCACTATCAAACCATCCCGCGAACACGGAGCCCCCTCGAGCAGAGAGGAATGATTTGTCGTCGGCCCGCTCCTTGCCAGTGTGGTGGGCGAGGATCACAGATACGTTGTTCATCTCCATGAGCATATCAATGCGGTCCATCAGCCTACGGATATCACTGTTGTTGTTCTCCTCGCCATCAAAGAAGTTGATGATGGGGTCAATCATAACGATGTCTGGATTATGAAAGGCGATCTCATCAGAGAACGCTTGGATATCTGCATCACGCATCAAGTTCTTACGCAGCCGCCCACTGATAATCAGGTTGTCATAGCCAATCCTCTGCACCTCTGGGTCAGCTGCAAAGCGCCGGTAGTACACCTCAATACGCCGCTTCAGGAACTCTGCAATGATCTCTGCCTGAAACCACATGACCTTCAGAGGGCGACTGAACGGCACCTCCATGAAGTCTGTACCCGTTGTCGCACCTGCAGCAAACGCCCCAAGCCAATTCGATTTACCGATCTTGGGTTTGCCCAGCAGCAGCACTCGACTCTTCTCAAAGATGAAGGCATCACCCCAGTACTGATCAATGGTGCTGGTCTTCAGGTCAGTCCATTCATCGTCGCTGAACGGCTTGAGACCCAGCGGACCTGACGTGACCGTCTCTGGCTCCTGAACATCCTCCTGTCCTTGGATGTACTGCAAGTCCTCTTTGACATCAGTGTTCCAGGTGCTGGTCTTCCAGTCCAATACACCAGCATCCACATCCTCTGGGTGCCGTTTGACGTGCCCTTCCGCGATCGAGATAGTGGTGCGTGTTGTCTCGAGCAAGTCCAGTGGGGGCTCACAGGTTTGATTCCAGTCTTGCGCTTTGATCAGGATCTCACGCATACCCCAGCCTTCTTTGATCCACTTGCCTACTAATCTAGCCAGTGTGTCGTTGCGGCTCCCTTGCGATCGTGGCTCCTCAGTCAACTTCTCCCGCAGAGAAACCACCTTGCCGTCATTGTTGAACGAGAAGACTTTCTGGATATCCTCCTCGGTCAGCAGTGGCAGTTCATCGAAGTCGTTGATGAGGAATGACTCATCGTATTGCATACGGTAGTTGTAGGATGGCACCACCATGATGTAGCCGCCCTCGCCCCGGACATCGATCTTGTTTTGACCGACACTGTTACGCACCACACGGTTGGTCGGTGCGCTGTAAAAGAAATGCCTACCCCCTGAGGGGCTGGACTGCGTCATCGGGGTGCTACTGATGTTGCCGTCCTGAATCCACTGCGTGCTTTCATTGGAGTCTGAATCAACGACAACAAAGTTGATGCCCGTGATAGCGGCCCAGTTCGCGTGCGGGTACTGCTTGTGCCACTGGGTGATCTCTTCACGCGACGGCTGTATCTTCTGATAGTTCCGCCAGTTCATGCGTGGCGTTTTGGACCACTTCCTCTTGAGCTCATCCTCCTCCGCAAAGGGATTTCGGTTACGGAAATATTGCGGGACCATCTCGCTGGGCGAACCGCAGGGAATGATATGCATCCCCCACTCCCACATCATCAACAACATTTCCTCTTTGGCTTCTGGCGAGATATCCTCTCCAGAATGTTCCTCCAAGAAAAAGGGCATCATCCGTCCTTGCTGACAAGCTCGATCATCATGCGCCCATCATCTAGGCTGCGAACACTGACCTGGCGGCCCATAGAAATAGCAGCTGTCCTGATACTTCGGTACTTACTATGCACGGACTGATCTTCATCGTCCTCGATCGAAAAGATCGTGCCGTCATCTAGCTTTTCTAGCAGCCGCTGCCAGCGACCTTTCCCATGAGAACCCTTCGGAGGTAGCTCATCTACGTTCTCAATGGTGATCCCCAAATCCTTTTCTTCGCTTGACATCATTGCTCCCACGGCTATTGCACGTTCTTTATATGATTTGATCCCGCGATATTAATTGATCATATAATTCAAATCCATTATTTTTTTTGTACAAAAGTATTGAACGTAGCAAAGATGTGTGGCAAATTCGTTTTCGTTGAGAGTAGAGAGTGAAGAGAGGAAGCAATGGATCACGTTGCAGATTTGGCTGTGCAACTACAAGAGTTACAGCAATCAAAGCAAGAACTTGATGTACGCATCAAGAAGCTCGAGCAACAATTGTTGTCAACAGAAGAGCTAGCCCAGCAAAAGTTGCTACTCAGCAACCAGGGTGGTCAAAAATCTCATCGAGGGATTACGACCGAGATCAAACGTAACCACGTTTGGGATCAAGAAGTACTGACCGAAATCCTAGATGGCCTTCAAGCAGAAGATCATCCAGCGTTCATGTCTCAACAAACCACGATCAAGGTTGACTACCGCGCCTTTGAATCTTTCGCCATGGCCAATCCAGAGGATGCCTTGGTGCAAAGACTACATTCCGCGCACGCCATCAAGCTTGGTCCGTTCAAGATCAAAGAGATCAACACTGACAAACTGAAGGAGAACCTATGAGTCTGTTGGATCAAATTGAGAGTCAGCCTAAAAGGACTGATGGGCAACCACCGCCTGTGCGTGTGAATGTCCAAGGCGTGGATGGGATTGGCAAAAGCACCTTTGGTGCAAATGCTCCGAGCCCCATCTTTATACAGGCAGAAGATGGCCTGAAATTCATCGACAACGCGGCACGATTCCCTGTCATTGAGACTTGGAACCAATTGTTACAGCAAGTGAAGACCTTGATCGAGGAGTCTCATGACTATCAGACAGTTGTGATTGACACCACAGATGCAGCCTCCAAGTTTGGAGAAGAGTTTGTGTGTGAATCCAACGGATGGTCTGGCCCTCAGGATAAGGCTGCAGGGTACGGCGCTTTCTATGTCGCGGAGGAGAATGCATGGCGTAAGCTACTGCAGGGCCTCAACATTTGTTTTGAACAACGTGACATGAACATCATCCTGTTGAGTCATGTTGGCGACAAGACGATCGTTGACCCTACCGTGGGCGAGTACCACGCATTCCAGATGCGATCGAACAAGAAGGTCAACAGCCTGATCAAGGACTGGGTTGATTTCAATCTGTTCGCGGACTACGACAAGTCAGTCAACGATGGCAAGCCGAAGAGCCACGGTAATCGATTGTTGCATACCAAATATGCAATGGGATTCGAGGCAAAATCTAGACTCACATTACCCAACCAACTGCCGTTGGAATGGGATTCTTTTTACCAGGCTTACGTAAAAGCTCTGGAACCATCCACTAAAGAAGCTGCATAAGGAGAAAACCATGGGCTTTTTCGATAATGAAATAGACATTTCTGGTGTTTCAGACACCGTAGGATCTGAGCCACTCCCCCCGGGAGAGTACCTCATGAAGGCGGTTGACTATGATGAGGAGGCGGTGAGTTCCAAAGGCAACGACATGATGACTGTTGATTTCGCCTTCGCGGATTCACAATACGCCGATCGTCGTCCGATACGAGACTACTTCACTTTCGGTAGTAATGTGGCGTACGCCAAACTTATCAAATGGCTGCAAGCATGTGGCGCTATGCAAGAAAAGACTGCACCCCAAAAAGAGCATACCAATCGAGCCATGGGCCTGACCTTCTACGCGAAGATTATTCAAGAAGAATACAACGGCTACATCAACAACAAGATTGGCTCTTACGGAAAGCAATCTTCTGAGGCAACACCACAGGCATCGAGTGGAGATACCACGCAGCAAGCGACGGCAACTCCTGCACCTGATGCTTTGAAGAAGGTGGAGTGGAACTAACCTCTAATGGCCAAAAAGTCCTCCTATGGTGAAACCCATCTATATAGGAGTGACTTTTCGAGACCACTCCCCTGGCAGTGGGGCCAAAAGCCAGGGACTTTTTTATTTACCAAGGCAACTATAAGGGTGAAGGCCCGTCAGTAGAGGGTAATTATGAATAAGGAGAAATTAGTGGATGTCATTGAAGAAGTTCTGACGCCCGTTGATGAAGCATTAGAAAAAGAATTGCGTAAACATCTGGATCAGATGATATGTCGGGAAGTATCTGAGTTGTTCAGAAAAGCCGGTTTTTTTGTTGACGATGATATACCTAATAAGGAGTACAGCAAATTGGCTTATGAAACTGTTAAGCCGGTGTTGGACGATTGTATCGACCGGCTGTGGAGATCCGAGTAATGGAGAGAGATACCAGCGAAGCAATAGAGTATTTTTTAGACGATGCCATGCGGGCGTTGGACAAACTTAACTTACGCAAGAAGCACGGAAACGTCAGTGTGTTAGTTAATGCGGAGGAACTTGCAAACATCAAAAGAAATATTTGGTTAGCAGAAACTCTGTTAATCGATGAAGGCGTGATCTATTCGGATCACTCATTACCACAAAGCAAAGAAGAGGTACGAAAGTGAAGGAAGTAGATTACGCGGGAGAGTTAGAGGAAACATTGGAACGATTAAAAAATTACATGCATCCAGACAATTTCTCACTGCCTATGATTAGTGATGCTGCAATAACAGTATCTACCTACGGTTTCGATGAAGATGACAAGCTCGTTTGCACCATTCCCATTCCAAGCGTCACAGGGAAGATCATTTGGATGAATTCTTTGCCTCAAGATAAGTATGTGCCAGGTGAGGACGATAAGAAGGGCGAGTGGGTTGTTGAGGAAGGCTGGGAACTGCAGCGAAAAGATGAAGAGGGAGAACACTGGGTGCGGCCAGAACATGAGAAATATGGTTATGTCGTTCCTGAAAAAACATGCCTTATCGAAACCCGTGAACAGTATCGAGCAAGGGCAAAGGTAGAGTCCGAAAAAAACATATCTAAAATTTTAGAAACAGCTAAGGCTATCAGAGAAATGTATTCCGCCTGTGGGGATCTTGTAGACCAAGAGGTCCTTGTCGGCGTTATATTACGGGATGTAGATACGTTATGACAAAGAAAATGCAGATTGAATTTGCAACTGAGGAACAGCAGTTTTGTGCTGAAGTAATAGAGACCATGTACGAGTCAATGCAGAAGGAGGGCATTGATATGCTTGTCTTCATGGAGGTGTGCTTGGCTTTGTCGTACACCTACTTGATGCATGAAGGAGAAGAAGAGTTTGTTGGAAACATGCTGGTTAGTCTTAAAGATATTGTTGATCAAGCCATAGCAATGGGGGAAGAAGAGGAGCCAGAAGTATGGCACTAGTCAATCTTCATCAAGGCGGAAAGGAGCGCCAAGTTCTAGTCATCCTTCAGAGGAAGGACATCTCTCACTGGGCAAAAAACTATTGGTCCCGTGTTTACTACGACTTGATAAGGGGGGACCATGGAGCTTCGCCATTATCAAGAAGCTGCCATTGAGGCGACCTTTGACTGGCTGCATACACAAAACACGTACCCACTCATTGTGCTGCCTACGGGCAGCGGGAAGACCATTGTCTTCGCCAACATCATCAAAAAGTTGTTCGACCACAATGAGGGGTGCCGTGTTTTAATCTTGGCTCATCGCCAAGAACTGATCACCCAAGCAAGAGACAAGCTACTATCGGTGTGGCCATGCGCCCCCTGTGGGATTCTTGCTGCAAGCATCAAAGAGTTTGACTCACATGCACCGATCGTCATTGCGAGTCGAGATACAATCGCAAGCCAGAAGCGACTAGACCAAGCGGGGCATTTTGATTACATCATTGTTGATGAAGCCCATCATGTTGGACCTGACAAATCTAGTCGGTATCGAAAGATCTTTGATCACTTTGAGAGTAGTCAGTATGTAGCCCCTAGGATATTTGGCGTGACTGCTACGCCATATCGGATGGGCCAAGGTTTCATCTACGGTCTTGATGATCATTTCTTCGGCGGCATCTCTTACCAAATAGGTATCCCTCAGTTGATCAAGGAAGGGTATCTGTGCCGATTGTCTGCATTTAAGGTGGATGATCAGGCTGTCATTGATGCCTCAACTGCCAGAGTCAAATTCAAGGGTGGTGACTATCGAGAGTCGGATCTCGAGAAACTAGCCATGGAAGATCAAACCATGCTGGCAATCATTGATGACTGGATTGAGAAAGCGTACAGCCAAGGCCGTCTCAGTTCTGTCTTCTTCTGTGTCACCGTAGCGCACGCCAACAAGATGTGCATGTTCCTAAGGCATGCTGGCATTGAGGCGGCTGTGATCACCGCAGAAACACCATCAGAGATACGAGAGAAGATCCTTGAGGACTTTGAGGATGGTGTGATTAACGCGCTGTGTAATGTAGCTGTGCTGACTGAAGGTTGGGATGCACCCCGGACAGACTGTATTGCGCTACTCAGGCCCACCAAATCACTTGGTCTGTATGTCCAGATCTGTGGTCGAGGTATGAGGACCTGGGGGGACAAGGAAAACTGCATGCTCCTTGATTATGGCGAGAACATGGATCGCCATGGTTGTATTGATAGGGCAAAGCCAAGTCGCCCACCCAAGGAAGATGAGCAAAAGATATGGATATGCAATGCAGTCACATCAACAGGGCATCTTTGTCTAGCTGTTAACGACTGGGTTGATACGCAGTGCATAGAGTGTGGCGCTGATAAACCTATAACAGAGGAACGGTCACCAGACAGGA